CGTTTGAGCGAGATGCGTCAAACAGTGCCTTGTTTCCTTCCTTGATCTTCTTTACAAAATCTGTTCCAGAAAGCATTGTTAATTTACCTATCTACGAATCTATTTAGTAATGTAAATTATAAGGCAGTATCATGAGAGTAAATGAAGAAATATCTCATATGCCCTTGCACTGTATACTCGTATGTCAATTTCTTTATCCAATAACCATAACGAGTTGCAATTGAGTGTATTTTATCAAGAGTCCATGGATACCAAACTATATCACCATAGTCTGCCCAATCATGTGGTATACCAGGATTTACACGGAATATTGCCTCCTTTCTCCACAAACCATGTAATATATCAATCTGATGATCTATTGTTTCTTCATCTCCAAAATTTATAGATCCCAAACATAATGCAATATCAAAAGGAGGACTTTTATAATCCTCTAACGACACTTTGATGTCCGCAGCATCATTATATGGGTCTATGCCAATAAGATTTTTTATTTTACCTTTGAAACGATTGTAACCACAACCAACATCCAACACACTGGAGGGTTTTTGATCATTTACATAATCCACTAATTGATATCCAGAATGTTTTAAATTTTTAAAATTTTGGTCTTTCCAGACACCACTAAAATAAGAGTTCATCGCAGTTATAAAATACAAAAGGAGCATCGAACATTGGCACATCAGATTTAAAAAATTGATGTGTCATAATAAGTTTCATATATTCCTCTTCTCCCTCCTCATCCCAAATATATCCTAATCTGTTGATAAAAGTTTTATTAGGTTGAATAATATAACAATCATTATCTCTTACAAATTCTCTGATCATTTTATCATGTCTCTTTATAAGCATCTTGAGTTTCTCATAATTAAGGGGATGATGTTCTTGAGTCTTTACTTTCATCCATGCTTTATACTTAGGATAATTACCTGTAAATGTCATGGCAATATTCCAACCTTCCCAACACAACTTAGTATCTCTAAGCACCAAAATAATTTTATTGTTAGGAAAATTTTTTGTCAACCAATTTAAGTTCTTGGTTTCCGCAAAAAAATGAGATCTAATCAAATAGTTTTGATCGTTAATCTCAGTAAATGGTCTAAGACACTCAACTATAAAAGATTCTTTGGTATAATTTTTTTCTAGATCATCAAAACCCTCGCCAAACTCCATAAGAGGATCCCAGAATGCTCCCTTATGATGTACACATCCTGTGTCTCCTCGCTTACCTATCTCCTCTCTATCTGCTCTTCTATCAGATTTATTCAGGTTTAATTTAGCACAGCAACCTAGTAATAGAGACAATTTTGCCCAACCACTACCAGGCACTGCAACATAAAATATTAGTTGTTCGTCCTTCACTCACTCTTTGTTTCTTCTAACTCTCCACCATCAACTGTTTCTGGTGATGTTTGTAATGATTGTATTTGTTTTTGTAGAGTCAAAATCTTTGCTTCAAAAGCGATGTTTTGAGCAGTGAGAGCATTGATTCTATTTTGATATATTTGAAGAACTGTGTTTACTTCTTCATTCATGATAAAGATTATATAACTGACTTATATATGCTAGAACGAGCCACCGTCTATCGTGATATTTTCTAATGACCTTGTTGTACCAGAGCAAGATATAACTTGTGTTTGACCTGCACAATCATTTACAAATAAAGATCCAATCTCTAATCCTGAGTATGCACTTGCTGTAAGGACACCTGTGGACTCTGATACTTCTGAACCAAATACTATTCTGCCTGCAGAATCATCCCAGTATATTGCTGCTTTTTTCGCTGAACCATCATAGTAGTTGAGCACAAGACCCACGTCTTTATTAGTATCACTACTTAGAGCACCACCATCAACAACTTGTAACTCAAGTAAAACATCTTCAATTGTTGTGTTGACAGTATTTAAAGATGATGTAGTGCCATTTACAGTTAAGTTACCACTAAGGGTCAGGTTTGATCCTGTGATAGTGCCAACTGCTATATTTGGTGTACCAGTAAGTCCTTGTGCATTAGTAGCTAAAGTAGCAGAGTCTGCGTTTCCTGTGACATCACCTGTGACATCACCCGTCACATCACCAGTGACATTACCAGTGACATTACCAGTCAAAGCACCAACAAAAGATGTTGCTGTTAGTTCTCCAGATGATGAATTGAATGTGAGGTTTGTCCCAGTCTTAGGTGAAACATCACCTGTTGTTTGAGTAGCAAACATCGGGAAGCATGTTGTATCAGAAGATTCATCTGCTACTACGATCTCGTTTACCGCCCCAGAGTTTTGAGGTGTAGTATCAAATGAAAATTCTCCTGATGCATTACATTTCAAAAATCCATTATTGACTGCTGCTGCAGGCATTGTATAAACTTGATTATCCCCTAATGCAGCAGGTGCCTTGATGGTAATTGCACTTGCACCGTTGTTCTGTGCTTCTACTAATTTTACACCTGAGGCGTTAGTAGCGTCTCCCTTTTCCCAAAATCTTGCTGATCCTATAAATTGGTTGTTAGTTGTTGTAGAGTCTATACCAACATATAGATCATTCTTGTCAACGGTAAAACCAGGTTCACCTGCTCTGAGACCTGGCAAACTTGCAAGGTTACCTCTCTTAAACTGTAATACTGGAGCTGCCATCTCTGTTAAATACCTATTTTATATTTAGAATTATGACCATGTACCAGCGTCGAGATCAATTTTATCATCTAATTGTACATCAAGTTCATCGACGAGGTTGTCTATGACGGTGGTGCTAAATCCAATAGGACCTGATACAGAACCTACAGCAGAATCAACTACAGCATCAGGAGAGATAAATTTAAAATTATCCTCAGTTGCATCATAAGTAAGGATAAAGTTTGTACCCACCCCTGCACTTATAGCAGTTGAATTTATGTCAAGGATGTCTCTTAGTTTTGCCACTTGTTCATCTGGAGCATTGAATGCGGTTCTTTGTTCACCGATTTTTACAATAAAGAATTCACTATCTTGAACGATATCGAATTCCTCTTTGGTTCTTGAAAATCTGACGGATGGTTGTGCACCTATGTCATCGTCAGCATGTGATGAACTTTGGTTGATAAGTCCAGACATGTCATAACGCTGATGTAGGATTTACCAAAACTTGCCCAGTGAATATTTTAGTTTTTACACCAGAAAAGTTATTAGTAATTAGAACGTCATACTCGTATCTACCAGAGGTTATGATACCAGTTTGAGAACTTGTCATTGATAATGTAACTTGACCGTCAGTTGGCGTGGAACCATGAGTTGCAGCGAATCCTATCGACCCTGCTGCACCAGCATGTTTTCTCATTTTCGCAGAAAAACTAAACCCAGAGAGGTCTAGTGCAGAATTATCACTCTTCTTCACATCAAAGGTTGAAGAGAAATCTGCTCCCTGTTCTATTTGAATATTAACTGATGGAACTGCCATAATCCTATTTATTCTGTTTTAGAATTAGTTCTTTCAATAATTCTATCTCACCCTTCAATCTATCTATTTCATCTCTTTGAGATAAACGTGCATTTTTTTCATTCATGTACCGTTTATACGCTGCACTATCATTATTTACTATCGCTGTCGTCCTTACATCCCTCATCAGTGAGGGATGATTCTCGACTTTTATTTTTTTCGATGATCGGGTAATTCTCATCGAGAGTGCCCTCCAATACTTCTGCTGCTAGTGACCATGCGTTTATCATGTTGTAATTTTTTTAGATTGTTTTTTTACAAAATCCCTAGGAAGACCATGCTTAAATTTCCATACGTCTAATCCCTTTTTCTTTATGTCAGGTGTGATAACAAAAGGTGTATCACGAGGATAAGCAGATCTCCCAAGAGTATAATTTGGAGTCGTATAGTCAGATGAGTCTGAGAGAAATTGTTTGAATGTCTTCATTATGCCACAGCAATTGCTCTGAAGTCAAGTAATTGAGGAACTTGTGCTTGATTGATTGATGATAAACAAACTTTTACTTGGAACCCTGTAAATGGTGGTAGATTATTTTTGGTAAATTCATACTCTAAGAATTGATCTTCAAGACTTGGAACTACATTCCTGTCAGGTCTACCACTATTATTTTTTTCAGAGATAACAAACCCAGATGAATCAAGATTTTCAAAACCAGGCATCAATTCAAACACTTTATCAAGCGAATCAGTATCTGCTCTAAACAATCTGTACAACACTCTTATATCTGCAGCTGGTGGTCTAAACGCAGCAAATAATACCTTAAGTGATGTAGCAGGGTTCTCCAACATGATGACTTTTGTTTGATATAGATTATCATGTGGGTCATCAAGTTGATTTGCCTTACTGCTTTGAGCGTAATTACCAACTGGACTATTTATTCTGTGAGTTGACACATTTATTGAACTCTTGAATGCGTCAATAACGGGAGAGACATTTTCATTATCTGTAGATAAATTCAAGTCCAGTGTCATTGATTTTTCACCTGGCAATGCATTCAGTTGTGCTGATTCATTTACCTTAGATGCAACCATTCTTACATTTGGGAACTCAGTTTTATTGACAAGTGATATATCTTCATATCCTCTGTCAGCGAATGATGCTTCACCTCCGCTTATACTTGTTCCTGATGTGGTTCTCAAACTTGCCTCAATAGTGGTGCCCTTAGGTATACTATGAGAGACAACTGGTGTTGCACTGTCAAATACAATATTTGCAGATCCCTTTCCTCTGGTTCCTCCACCTGGTTTATCTTTTGAGAACAATTTAGAACCAGTTATCTTCACATGATATGTGTCTGCTGTTACCTTTTCATCTATTGTTGTGGATACGTTTATGAGAGAGTGTTCCGTATTAATTTTCCTAAGAGATACACCAGATAATTCATACTTCTGAACAGGTGTGCCTATAGGGTAGCTCCTTGCAAAAGTATTATCATTACCACGTGTAATTGTACCACTCAATTGATTAGTACCTACAGATGTATATTGAATCACTTCATCTCCTATCAATGCAAAACCAGGATTGCTTGATGTGACTTGCTCTCCTTCAAAGAAATTGAATCCAGTGCTACTTGCAACACTTACAATACTTGTTTCACTATTACCATAAGCAACGGTAGTTTTTGTAGGCACAGTATCACCTGTTATACCTTTCAATGAAACTGTATTATTGTCTGAATAATTACCATGATTAGGATGTGTAACCTTGAAATGTAGACCATCAAATTGATCAGTGTTTGTTGTTACTGTGGATGGTATTATGTTATCAACAGTTACACCATAACCAAGAGTTGCGTCATGATATTGTATTGGGTTTGTTGTGTCAAATGTACCCTTACTGTTAGTAAGTAGAAGTGAATTCACACCAGTGGTAACACCAACTGTAAGTAAAAGATTTTGTCCCAAACCTTTAGTTCCAAGGGAAGCAGTCAATGTATCACCAACTTGATATCCTGTTCCAGTGTTGTCACCAATTATAGTAACTTGTGTAACAACACCACTAGATACGGTTACAATACCAACAGCTCCTGATCCTGATCCAGTGAGATTTACAAAACTGACGCTAGAATAAGTAGCATCTTCATAATTTGCACCACCATTTGTAATGACTAAAGTATTTGCTGCTTGACCAAGATGCCCAAGTTTCGCTGCCACAACACCTGATGCTCCCGAATTGTCATCTTGAAGTATTTCTGTGCCAAGATCTATGATACCATCACCAATCGCAGAACTCAATCCTACCGTCACACGTTTTGAAAATGTTTCTATGGGATTCTCTGGCAAATCATTTCTATTGTCAAATGTGTCAAGTTGAGGGTTGTAAAAACGAGCTGTTCCATTATTCAGTGTAAATTTTGCTTTTCTTGCGGTATACTTCATGTCCTCCAACTGAGAAGGAGTCCATGTTCCAGACGTTTGACCCTTGAATAAAGAACCCAGAGACGGTTGTTTCGTCACAATGACTTTTCCAAGTTCCGTGTTATCGGCTGTAGATATGTCAGCCTCACCTATTTGACATATCCATTGATTATATTCTCTCGTTGAGGTAACAACAATGAAGGCATATTCACCTGCAGGTAGATATATCGGAGATCTAAATGTAAACGTTGTCGGCACAGTGGCATCGTCCGACACACTTACTTGATCTGGGTTCAAGACCACACCACTATTTTTGACGACATTTCTTGATGGATACCCATTCACAACGTTTGCTACCCTCAATTCAATAGGGACAGTCTCGGATTTTGTAGCGAAGAAGAAATCAACGGAAGTCATGAAAATGCCAGGATTTTCTTCTACAAAAAATGTTTGTGCGAGTGGGTCATCATCCAACTCTGGTGGTGGAGAATTATCTACAACTGCTCGTTGTTCTACTGTAATATTATTTGTTATGTTTGTAATATTGATTATTACTGGTTCTGGTATAACGGGTGGAGCAGGTTCTGTTCTCTCTAGTGTAGTCTCAGTTACGAGAGTTCCCTCTGAGAAATGATCTGCTGCAGCTCTAGAGAAATTCAAACCAGGATATGCATCCTGTGGTCTCAAACTTGCTAATAAGGCAGTGTTTGTACCATTCTCAAATCTATCTGGTGGAATGTAATAAGCACCAAGCACTGCACCAAAATCATCTGTTATAAGTCTTATCTGATTAATTTCTGCTTCAGCACCACTTGTTTCACCCACTAATCTCATACCGACTAGAGCGAATCCAAAGAAGTTACCATCCGATTTTTGATTCAATGATTGAATGTCTACGTTCAATACTGTTGTAGTTTCAGAGTATGCAGACGATAAACCGACGTTAGCAACATATGGATTATTTGAAAATACGAGTGTAGGATTATTGAAAGGTCCGTCTTTGTGGTTTGGTGCTGCTAATCTAAATCTGAGATCTATACCTTGACTTTGATTTTGAGTTGATACAGATAATCCACGAACGGTCTCACCAACTTGGAAAGCACCTTGTATGGGAGTTACCTCAAGAAGTTTTGGTATGGTACGGATATTATTTTCTATCATATCCTCACCAGCAAATGAATTGTAGTGATTTGTACCAGGTTTTAATCTAGTAGCAGTGAAAGCAATATTTTGCTCTCTCATGCTTGGTATTGCTTCTTCCTCAACTATGATGTCGTTGGAGAATCCTATACCATCATCTTGCACTTGAAATACTCTTTCAGTAAAGACATCAGACTCAGGGTTTAAGGAAAGATTACCACTACCACTTCTATTCATGTATGGGTTTACATTCTCTACTCTTGTAGCGAATGGTTGAGTTCTATCAATAACTTCCTCATAATCAAGAGTGATTATATCACCAGATAATTTGATATTTGGTGAACCTAAGTCGGTAGCGAATCGAGGGTCAACTGAAAGGTCAGGACTGCCATTAGTCCCCACAACACTAGCAGAGCCAATAAGCAAATCAATACTATCTGTGTGTTTTCTTGGGGTGAGCTTTCCTTCATCAATGTCGTATTTTAGGAATGGGACAGTCTTATCAGCTACGAGGAAATTTTGGAAAGGATCTACTACAAAACCATTCTTAAATCTATCAAGACCTGTTGTAGGATCTGTAATTACAAGACTTTCTGTTTTATTCTCAAGTAGAGATAATGCAGTGACCTCCTCTATAGTCCTTATTCTAGTATCGAGATCACCTATCTGCTTCATCGTGTAACGTTTGTTAGCACGAAAATCTATCTTGACCTCACGTTTTGCATCATAAACATATGGTTGATATGTTATTTTAGCAAGTTCAAATGATTCTGATATAACCTCTGGTTCTACTGGTTTTACAGCAGGTGTTCCCTTCTGTATGGTAAATGTAGAATCTCTGTTGAGGAACAATCTATCTATTCTTCCAAGGTAGTGATTGTAATCAAAAGTAATGTTTTCATCAGATACTAAAATAGCTGGTGACTGTCCACCTCCACTAAAATCTCGTGAATCAAATTCAAACGGTGACCTACTGCCTGTGTATGGAGCAACTCTTGGTCTCAGGTCAACAACATCTGTATTTCTAATATTATCAAAAGCAGGGACACCATCATAATTATTTTTGGTATAACTATTTGCTGTAATGATATCACCCGAATCCTCTGAATTTATTACATAGTGATCAAAAAAGACAGTTAATCTTCCCTGAGGTTCTGGGAAACCTTGTTTACGAACTATTCTTCCATAATCATAAAACTCTGCTCTTTGCCCTGTATCAAGAATAAAATTATTTCTTATATTTGGATCACCCGAATTGACATTTGATAATACAGCTCTTACTCCACTCTCCTCAAAAAATACCTCTTCATTCTCAACAAACGCTGAAGCATTCTTGAATAAAACGTTTACTTTTGTCGTACCACTTCTTGAAAGAACTTGTGCTGCAGCTCCTGAACTCTTACCTACACCAATTTCTCCTACAATTATATCAGCGTTGTTACCATTAGGTCCATTGTATGATCCTAAAGTCATGTCAGGTATAGAAGCATCACCTGTGCCTGATGACTCAAATACAGCAACAATATTGACAACATCGGGTACGTCTAATGATATCTCCCTATCTTGAACTCTTTTACCAAATACATCATTTGGAATCAGACCATCTCGTATACCTGTTGATATACCAGAGTTTGATCTACTAGAACCTGTAATAATTTTTGTCGCTTCTCGTATAAGTGTTTTTTGTTTCGACTTTACTTTTGATTTTTGCTGTGTGCTATGCACCACTACACTAGATTGATTTCCTGTCAAACCAGAAATTGTGACACCTTTTCCACCACCTGTAATAACAACTTGATCAGATGTTAGATCTTCTACAACCCCATTGCTATAAACGATTGTATATCTCTCTTCATCAAACGGTGCATACACTAGATCTGTACCTGTGAGTCCTGGTAGATCCATTTGACCATTAATATTAGTGCTTTGACCAGTGTTCTCTACTCTTATTTGCAGAAGTGAATCTGTCAAATCTAATGATTCTATATTTGTATTTGCAAGTTCTGAATATAAAAATCCACTTGTAGAATCTCTTAATTTACCTGCTACTAACTTAAGATCACTGACAGTAGTGGTAGTGCCTGGTAATGCCTTGTGACACACTCCAGAAACAGTGTCTGGTGCTGCTACAACAGTCACATTATTATTAACAGCACTCACAGCACTCACCACGTTGAATGTGACATCTGTTTGACCACCACGTTTGTATGCTATCACATCTCCAACCTTGAAGTTTGATACCCAACCAGGCGTACCACTTGTCACTACACCACCACTTGTGATGCTGAAAGACCTTCCTGTAAAATCTTTTTTTGTTTCTAGTAATACATCAGCAGCAAATATCCTACCTGCTGCGGTTGACCTTACAGACTTTACATCACTAAGATCAAAATCTGTGATGGATTCAATCACCCTTCCATTAAGTTCACCATTGATTATAATTTGCTCGTCGTTTATAAACTTACCAGATACTTGATTTAATGTTATCTCAACACCATTACTTACTGCGGTGCGTAAAAATCCTCTTGCACCACTATTTCTACCCTCAATAACAGCAGGTAACGCAATTGTATGTGCTTGATTTATAGTAAGTTTAGTATCTGTCTGAATATCAAATAAAAATATCTCAAAGACACTTGCATCTCCTGTATAACCTGCGTTCTGTAATTTGTAATCATATACTCTTGCTCTTCCGATAGAATCGCCAGCAGCAGATGATTTAGTAGAACCTAATCTTGCACTTCGTAAATCAAGAAAATCTGATGTGGCAGCAGATAAATTCAATCTCGCTGAACTCAAAACATTATTCAAACGTAACCTATTACCTGCTTGAAAAGGAACAGCAGAAGACTCAACTAATCTTGTTGTTCTTGGTTTCTCTACATCAATATAATTTGATCCTACTGATTTTGTCTCATAACCCCTTACATATGCTTTACCAGGACCTATTCTTATATTCAATAAATCTTTTGATGGTACATTACCCTCATCTGTTTTTCCCTCTGGAAAAAATGTGCCAAAAACAGAGTGTCTGTCATTAAGACATTCTTTTGCTTCTAAATCAAATTTAGTGACATAATAATCACCACTTTCGTCATATGTTCTTCTTGCAAATTCTTTTGCTAACTCACCATACAGAGTGGTCTCAATAATTTTTTTAGTATCACCATTAGAAAGTCTCTGTAATTCTATAAAATTCTCATCTTGAAAATCATCTAAATTTTTCTTAGTGAGAGAAAGACTAATCTTGAGCCTATCAGCACCAGGAGCAGTGTAATTGGAGAATCCAGCAGCATTATCAAATAAACTATTATCATCAACAGCAGTAACAATCTCTTCTTTAACATTGAATCCTACCCTGTATGACGGTACATTGCTGTATTGATCAAGTATGATTGTTTCAGGCAATATCTCTATGAATGCACCCCTCGCAAAAAATACACCCCTTGTATTTGTAAAAGCAGAACCAATCGCAGATGCATTTGAATTTATAGCAGTAGCAAAATCTGATCCACTTTCAATAGTTGTCACACCATAAGTTATGTCTGCTAGTGTAATAAAAGTTTCACCATCTAAAAATTGTTCAGACAAATAATCATCAGAACTTTTTACATATTTGACAAAAAGTGTAGTATTATTTGTAACAGAATCTGATGAAGATAAAACGTTGACAACTTGAGCAGTGATACCAGATGTTTTTCCCTTTATACTCTTACCAATCAACTTATCGTAGTAGAGTTCTACAGGAACACCAAAAAATGTAGACTCTATTTTTACAGATGTATATTGATTATCATATTTGAAAACACCAGGAATCACCATTGATCCCTCTTTGAATATATGTTTACCAAATTTTTCTATCTGTCCTTGTAAGATAGATTGAAGAGTTGTTAGTTCTCTTGCTTGTATAGGACTGCCAGGTTTGAATAAAACTCGATTAAAGTTTTTTGATGAGTCAAAATCATCAAAATATGGACTGACGTTTAGGTTGGTGTTCTGTGGCATCGTTAGAATTCCAAGATGATTTTAATATCTTCTCGTTGGTTTGTTGCTCTAGTTACTTCAGGTCTTTGATCAATATAGATTATATTTCCAGAATATTTTTCAATTTCTGGGTTTGCTAATCCACTATTATATGTTTGTCCAAAGTAATATGTTCTTGAGTTCACTGTAGTTGAGACTCCTGTAAAACCTGTGTCAATCGACAAGGTTTCGGTGCCTCCCGTTGTTGTGACAATAATATTTGTATTGCCTCCACTTGCAGGGTTAGCAGTGAATCTATTTAGTTTGTATCCAAAGGTGGGTTTGTTGCCTGAAGTATCATTGGTAGCAAGGGATCTGTCTTGCCAATATTGAAGTGATCTCGTAATAGGATCATATCCTATGATTTGACCCACAGCAGTTGAACCTACTCCTACTGTCTGAGTAATTTCACCATCAACAGCAACTGACATACTTGTAGTCGCTGCACCTGCTAATCTCAAACCATACACACCTGATGCAGATGAGGCAGTCAATAAATTATTACTACCAAACTGTTTTGGATTTTCAATAATACCTATTCTTGCAAACTGGTTACCTGTAGGGAAATCAGGGTTTGTAACATCACTATTTTCAATACGTGAATACACGAGCACTTTATTAGCACCCAATTCTCTGTATATGTCAGCACCGTGACCGCCTGGTGGTGGCACGATGACAGAGAATGAGGCACCACTTCCTGTGACTACATCATCTAAATCAAGAGTTCCAAAAGAATAACCACTTCCACCGTTTGTTACTTGAACTGCAGAAGGTTTACCATTTATAAATGTGACGGATGCCAGACCGTCAGATCCATCTCCTCTTATGGGAACAGCATTTTTTGTACCACTAAATTGATAGGTAGCATTCGTTACATCTTCTATAACGATTGTCTCAATCTTACCATCAACAGCAGCATTTCTAACATCAGACACATCTGGATTAGTTGACCAATTAGCAGGGACAGGTATAAATTCAGCACTGTCAAACTTGATAATATCGCTTGGTTTTATAGTATAAAGATACTTCCAAATATATCCATCACTCTCTAATCTTGGTTGAAGATCGGTGTGTGTTGGTTCTTCAAGTGATATAACACCTGCACCACTATTTGACGGAGAAGCACCATTGTATATACACTCATAAACTCTAAAATCTGAATTCATCACATAGAAGTTTGCTTTGTACAAACTAGACGAATTTGTTTGAGGACTAAGTTTATTGATACTATAATCTGGTCGGTACATCTCATATATTGTACCTGTAGTCCATGTAATTTTTCTAATTACCCTCAACACATCTGATGAGGTTATTTTTTTGGCAGAAATTAGAGTGTCGTATACATTATCATGTTCATCAAAATTATCGATGGGAGAAGGAGTTGCTGTATTCCAATCTGATGCAACTGAAGTTGCATTAGGTAACCCAATGAAAACATAATAACTGTTGTCAGTCGTCGAAATTCCGCTAACGAAATTCGTCGCATTTAAGACTCTTATCTGATCAGTAATGATCGCTGGCATTATTTTGAAACTAAATTAGTTCGTAATTGTTATTTATGTGTAATCCAGAGATAATTTTGATGTTCTTTGGATTTGAGGAGCAGTTGATAATCCTGTAAGACCATTATTGGCATTTACTGTAAATGCTAAACCGACAGCTCCCGTTGTAAATTTAGCGTAAGAATATTCACCATAGAAATTACCTGCACCTGAACTAAGTCCAGTGACATTCACACCATGATTCGATGCTATCTCTGTAAATACCCTGATTGTTTGACCTGCACCCACTCTTGCTATGTCACTCACTTGGAATACTCCATCACATGCAATCGTGGTTACACCCACAGTCGTAGATCCATCAAGTGACAATGCAGTTACACCTGCACCAATATTTGATCTACTAACAAGGAAGAAATCACCTGTACCAATACCCGTTTCAGTGAATCCACCGAAATCATTATCTCTTAGAACTGAATTACTGGGTATAGAGAATTCAAATTGCAATCCTGTAGCAGTTGAACCAACTCCTACAATGACACCCTGATCTCCCTCCATTGTCACACCCTCTATAGATTTGTAGGGGTTGGTAAATGTTGTAGTGCCAAATCCAGAATTGTCTTTATCTGTGTCAACTAACTTAATAGCAAATTCAGTTATATTTGGATCTTCTGTTTTTGTGAATCCAATAATACCAGATTGACCATATACAACTGTTGAAGTGGTGCCCACACCTGCTATTATTCTTGTCGCAGGGCAAACTCTACCAACATATAAACCTCTTGCTTTACTGATTTTTACACCATCAACAATTTTATCAGTTTCTTGTTGTCTCCATGTCACAGGTCTAAGGGGATTTTTAGACGCTGTAATACCCTGTCCCTTGTATATTGTTGTTTGTAGTGTATCTCTTGACACCACCTCTCTTATAACCCTAGAGTCTTGTTTTAGTATTGATCTGTCCTTAGGAGGACTATTAATTGTTATGATGTCACCCTTGAGTATTGTTTCTACTGCTTTAGAGTTTTCTACATCCGCATCAGTTCCTCTATAAAATAAAACTTGTAAGGTGGCACCTAATGGAGGTGGTTCTGTAAACTTAAGTTGAGTTCCGCCATCAAATTGATATGCCACACCAGGTTTTTGTAAAACGTCATTTATGAAAATTAGTAAAACATCATCAAGACTTATTGGACTACCTGGATTTTTTTCAATACTTATAGGTTCTCCATTTTCTCTTAATGTAAATTGTGATTTACTGCTATTAAATTCGTTTGAAAAATCATCAAGTATTTGAAATTTACCTAAGGACCATCCTGAAAACTTATCATCACTTGTTGCTGTAACTGTAAATGCTGCATTTTGAAAGTTAGATCCAGCACTAAAGTTTGTTGGAATACCTGCAATAGTAAGCACTTCACCTACTGTGTAACCATATCCACTATTTGTCAACACTGGTGCTGATACGCTGTTACCTATTCCAATATTGAAAGACACTGACGCACCTATGCCTGTGCCTCCACTAATAAGTTTTATATCATCATATGCATATGGTGAATCAAACTCAAGTAATGGCACGTTTGTATGTGTATAACCTACACCTGGCGTTCCATCCATAAAGACTTTTTTTATTCTTCCATCTTGCACGGAAAAGGTGCCTGCAGCAGATGTGGTAGGATTACCACCTATAACCCTGACTGCAAATTGTGTTCCCTCTGATCTATATCCACTACCAGTGAATCCCATAGCAACAGTTATAGTTCCAAAACCTGATACTACTGCAGTTCCAAAACCAGTTTGTAATTGTTGGTATCCAAATCCTTGAGTGTTACCTAATCCAGATATTATACCTTTTCTAGGTAATCTGTTGGCATTCACTGAGGAAGTGCTATAAGTTTCTGTTTGACCTGCTATGTCATTACCTGAAAAGGTAATGGATGTAATTCCAGAACTCTCTGTATATGAATAATCAATATCTGGTTTTTGAAACACATTATTGATAAGAATAACACCGAAATCTGTATTGATCCCCGTTATGTTTGAACCATCACTTGTCAGGGTAAATGTCTTACCTACACCAGTAAATCCATTAGATATATCATCAAGAATAGCATTACTTCTATAATCTGATCTTAAGAATGCTCTCCCCTGAAATTCACTCCCCTCTACCACGTCAGCGACAAGTAGATTGTGTGTACCAATACCTGCTGAAGAAAGTGTAATTCCAACACCTGTCAATGCATCATCTTTTGTTGCTGCAAAAGAAAAATCATTGTTACCATTTTTTATAATAAAATAATCGTTGTTACCTACAAGAGGAGAGGGTGGTGTTCTTGACCTAAGTTTTACTTGTGTGCCAGTATCAAATATCTCAGTCAATGCAAGAAATCTACTTGCAGATACATTTACTGCACTTGATTGTATTCCAATTTTTTGTCTAGTGCCTCCAAAGGGTGTATCTGCAAAATGTATTTTATTTTTTCTAATATTATAATCTCCACGCACCAAATTTACTGGATCATTTACCAAATGTGCCTCTTCTTGTGTTCCCATCCACGCTCTATCGACAAGCACATTGTCTGATATTGTACCAAACCCTATGACTTGTATTCGCATTATTTCATTACCCATTTTTATGATGTCATATTGCTTGAACTTATTGACATCATTGAATCTTGCCTCACGATTGAACATCGTGCTCTTCAATGTAGTTGATACATTTGTATTCTGAAGAAGAGGTGATTGTATCACATTGTCAATGGTGACAATGCATTTTGTATCTGGTTTTTGTGTTGTAAAACTCTGTGTTGTACCAACACCTACAGATGTAAAACCTATTGGGTTATTAGATATTGCTAATGCTCTTGAAGCAGCTAACTTAAAAGTATTCTCCGATGTTTTTATAACAAAAACTGATGACGGAAGAGTTGTTGCAGCACCTATGCCTGGACTAGCATGATCTATGCCAATTGGTTTACCATCAAATGCTTCATAAGAAAGTTCCTCACCAGTTTGAAAGAAATGATTTTTTATTGATATAGTATCTCTAGCGATAATTACATTACTCGATGACCCCGCATCTATTTCATGAGAAAATAAAAGATCACCTTTATGCGTGAGTCTAAACGAAGTTTGAAAACTCTCACTTGCAGTATTGAATTGTTTATTGACTGACGCTAATTGAAATGTCATTAGTACGTTATGGTCGTATTGTTAGAGTTGGCATCTGGTTTATCAATTTTTAATTCATATGTTCTTATCGTATACGTTTTATTTGCAACTGGTAAGAACTTTAGTTGGGTATTGGTGCTAGTAATATGTATGCTTGTATTTGACATATTTCGTTTTTCAGAATCATCTGTGAACAAATTATTGTATGTGTTGAACGTAGCATTTCCCCCAAAAGAGTTTGAACCCACAATAAATGTTGAGTATTCATCATCTGTTGTATTGTGAATCTCTACATGAAATCTACATGTTGTGTAGTTGGCGTACGCTTTCTCAGATATAATTACTTCACTTGGTGATCCATTTGCAGGTAACTGTATAAACGAGCTGTCTAGACATGTATCACCGATTTGATACTTATTTGGAATACCTGAATTTGCATGTGTTTGTGCCACACCAACTGCTCTTGTAAGTGAAGATACTGTCACTGCCATGCCTACAGGGGGTGTGTGTTGTAATTTTAGGACATCGCTTGTATTGTCAAGAGAGAATGTTCCTATATCTGTGTCAGCGTCCATTTTACCAAAATTAGTAAATAACACGTTATTGGATCCATCAATCAACCATGTAAATTCATCAATCTCTTTCTCACCTTCAGGTCCTCTTGCCGATACAAGTATACTTCCAGATTTATACATGGTTGCGTCTATCTCGTCTACATCCTGTAAAGTATTGCTAACAGCAAGAGATTTCGTTACACCTTTATATTCCATCAGTCCAAAAGCGGTTGATGCCACACCCACTCCATTTGTTATAATTTCTTTGTGGAATGTGATATCATATTCTAATGCTGAGTTAGCAGGCACATATAAAACACTTGCAAGAGCACCATTTGTTTCAGTTATAAACTCACCCAAATCATCTTCATCAGCGAGTTCTGAATAAGTGTTCAGATAAGCATTTGTGCCATCATGGAATACCACAAACTCTGAATATTGAGTTGCGTTGAATGATATGCCTGCTGACACATCGAGGGTAACTTGAGCATAGTACTTAATTGCACTTATACCATCACCTGCAGGACCACCTGTCAACATATCAAACGTATCAAGTTCGACTGATCTTATAAGGTTTGGATCTGAGTAAAACTGAGGACTAATATCATCTAATTCAAGAACCCTATTGGATTTACAAATAAGACCATCACCAAATTTTCCTGTCAGGAATTGAACTTCATCACTTATATTTTCATCGATATTTGTATTCTCACTTACTAGATCAAAATTATGTCTCTCAAGTAGTGATGCTGTTGAGTCAATCACAACCACATTACCTGCACCTGAAGATATACCTGCAGGTTCTGATGTTGTGGAGGGAACTGAATTTATAAGGAGATCTGAGTGTTTTTTAAACCCTGCTATATGAGCAAGAGAATCAACGGGTTCACTCCAACTATTGATACCTACAAAACTTTTGAGTGAATATGCAAAGTGTTGATAGTAATCATTATCTTGAACTCTTTGATAGAAATCATTCAACTTTCCTGTATCTCTCGCCCAACCAAATGATTTTTCAGAAGTGGTGTCAAGAGTAAAATATCCACCATATGCTTGTGAAGAGTCTATGGTTCCACCTGCTTTAGAAAACTTACCTGTTACAATGTCACCTGTATTAAATCCTACCAAAGAGTCAACTCTAAGGACGTTTCTTGTTTTACCTTTTCCAACTATAACTCTGGATTCTTTTCCAGAAGATGAAACAACAGGTTCACCATTCAAGAATTTACTTTCAATAAGATTCACCTTGAACTTAGCAAGGTCTTTATCCTTAATTACAACACCGTATTTACCCAAATCAAAAGAACCAGGATTTTTATCAACCTCATAAGTTATTGTCGCTTCATTGACATTACCAAACGCTGTGTTTACACCTGTAAGAGTAAATGAATTATATCCATAATTTGCAGAATTGTATCCATTACCAGAGAATACACCTACATTTTCAACAAACACTTTGTCACCTTTCTCAAATGGTAGAGGTATTGCGGTGGTGAATCCTGTAAGAGGAGTTTGTAATCTCAAAGTAACATTAGGTTCGGAGTATGATGCACTTATTATACCAACGCCATTAGTATTATTGACAGCATACAATTCAACATCACCTGAACTAAGATTACCACCAGGTGATATCACTTTGATGTTAGATACAGATCCACCAACAAGATCTGCACTGAATTCTGCACTGTCATTTATAGTGTCAGTTTTACTGTTATATACAACAAAGTTTGGTGGTGTCAGATAGTTTCTACCAGTGGATGTGATGGCTACACTTTCAACTGCAAAATTATCTTTCAAGAATAACACTTGTGGGACTGCTGCTTGTGGTTGTAGTGTCAAATCTGATGGGTAATCATATCCAGTATCAACTAATTGTACCTTATCCAAATTACCAATGTCTCTACCAAATGCTTTCAAGTTTGCAGATGATCCAGTGGTGGATGCTACTGATACTTGTGGCACATCATCGTAACTTGATCCACCACCTTGTAATAAAACTCTTGCAACACCACCTCTTACGTTTGGTGAGTTTGTTCTGTAAGAAATTTGCGACTCACTTGTATATCCTACCTTTTCAGGCACTGTAAACAAATTCCAACTGAAGGTATTTGTGTTCTTTGATAGTATTGTGTGTCTACCAGTAAATTTGCTTGGATTTACAAATATCTTAGAGTAGTCCTTTATTTCTTTGTTTGTCTCAATTACTTTTGTATTTTGAAGTGGTAAAAACTTATAATAAAGCACATCAGGAACACGATTTGTAAAGTGTATTGAGGTCTCTGAATTTGCATTACCAGGTATGCCTGTGTTTACAACCTCTATTGCAGATTTACCCGTGCCTACAAAGGGTTTACTATAATCCTGATCAAGGAAAAACAAAAGTTTGGTATTTTCAAGAGATTCATCAGAAGTATCAATTACCAATCTATCACCAGTTATAAGCGATATTGGTGGATTGATTGATGATCCAATACTTATAAACCTTGAACCAGGATCATATACTGCTGTAACTGAACTGGTTGCAGATGATACAATAGTTAAATCAAGAGTATCATTTCTTTCAAATGTATGATTATTTGATGTCGCTGTTACATTTATTATTCTGAGTGTCCCTGTCACCACGTCTTTTTTTGTTTTGAAGAAATGAGTATTTCCAATCGCTACATTACCACTGAACATAACTCTATCAAGATCAGAACCTATGCCTGTTTGAGTTGTAACTATACCTATAAGATTATTGTCTAAAACCTGTACGAATACTTCAGGTGGTAGAGGTCTTCTAAATGCAGATGAAAGTCTTTTCATTGCATCAGTTTGATACGTGAGTGACGTGCCTGCACCAGGACTATATTCTACTTTATCACCATTTTTGAATGGGTGACGTGGCATGTAAATTGACCTTGTGGGAATGAATATGTCCTTTGTATCATTATTGAAGAAAGAAACTAATTGATGACCACCTCGACCAGCTACTGTAACTGTGGTGCCGATTCCTACACCAAATGTATTACCTGTGCCTACAACCTTCTCAGCGTTGAAATAATAAGATTGATTTTCATTAGTGGTAAGATCCACACCTTTGCTCAATTGATATGAAAACTCATTTTCTAATCTTGTGATTGTGGTTCCAAAATCATGGGCAGCACCTGTTGTGCCATTTTGTGCTCTAAGTAATTCTAGTCTATTATTCTTTGCGTCAAAATTTATTATTTTTAGTTGTTCACTATCAATCTGTAGGGTGTCATTAATTTTAAATTTATAACCTTTTATGACATCTGGTATCCAATCAGTAATTATAACACTGGTAGTAAGTCCTGTGTTATTGACATTTCCCATAGACATACCAAGTCCAGTGCTCACCTCTTTAAGATTGATTTGTACATTGCGAGCTGACAAGTTCGAGTGAGTGTCTGTTGATATCCCAATAATTTCTACGAATGAATTGTCAGGTACACCTATAGGTCCTGTGTGTATGCCGATCACACCACTAGCATTTGCAACTAAAACTATGTCTTCTATCTCAGTTATTGATGAGGTAATATTTGTAATGTCAGGTCCTTCAACAAAACTTACTTTACCTACCGCACCAAAACCACCTGTGTCTTGATTGTCAAATATTAGTTTATCACCTACATTGTAATTCTTTCCAGCAGTTACTATGTCAATTCTATCGATTATACCACTTTTAGTTTGTGTAATAATTGAATTAATATTTGTATTTTTATTTGCTTGTGATACATATTCATACTCTTTTATATTGTATGGTTCTGTATTACGCACCAAACCTAAATTTACTATATTGAGGTCTTGATTTGAATCATAAGCATTATTGAAGTTTTGAAATTTTGAAAAATATGTGTCTCCTACAATATATGGAAAAACTGGTGTTCTGGCATTGTTGAATGGACTATTAGGGTTGTTTACCTCAATCGAATCAACAGTTGTATAGTATGCATATACACCATTAGGATACTCAGGGGTAGGTGCAAATCTACCATTATGTTCATCGAGGTCACCAGTTCCAGCGACATATGTAAAATCTTCTATAAAGAAACCAGCTGGATATATGCTAATGTCAGGTCCATCTACTCTTGAACTTGCTAATTTACGATAACTTGACTCAATATACTTTTTCTTACCATCAACCACTGCATATGGTCCGTAGATAGGGTGTCCATCATACGCAAATCCAAGAATAGGTGAGTGATCTTGTCCAAGGTCTCCCAAGAAATTTCTAAGATTGCGTGGGACATAGTAATTGACATATGGATTACCTGCTATAAAATCCCTTGGTGTAACTAAAAATCCGTCATCTTCTTTTACATCACCTTGTTTAGCATATCTCTCAACTTGGTTGATAGTCCATTTTTTGACTTCACTTGAGAAGATAGCTCCTTGACCTGGTGTTCTAGCTCTTGCAGTTGTTTGTGCTTGAGTATATCCAGCACCTTTATTGATTATATCAATTCTTGTTATAGTGCCATTTGATATATTTGCTTTTGCTTTACATCCTACACCATCTCCTGTTATAACAATATCCGCACTGAAAAAGTTCTCTCCACCATCTTTAATAATGATTTGATCTATACCACCATTTACAATGAATGGTTGTAAAAATGCATTCTTACCATTTACAGGTTCTATAACTGGTTTGAAATTATCATTTATGACTGTTGAACCAAAATCACTTCCCTTGATATTTACGTGAACTGCTTTTATCTTACCCCTTATTATAGGAGTAGCAGTTGCGTTTATAGTTGATATTCCCTGTCTACCACTTATGTCTACAGATATGAGTGGATCTTGAAATATATGTTCACCCAGACCATCATCATTTAATTTAATGAATGATGTGAGTTCTTTGTTGTTTGATAATCTAAAATTATCATTATCAATTTTGTCAATAAAATATTCATTATTATTTGTAAGACCACCTATAGCAGAGTCTGTTGATGAATATCTGACTACTTCAGAATTATTGAATCCGTGAGAGGGAATATTGATGGTGTCAGTAAACGTATTAATACCTGTGCTTGTATGCACCTCTCTATTTTGAAATAAACCTACGTTCTCTACAAGAATTTTATCAACCTTTTGTCTTCTCTCAGTGGTCTTGAAACTTTGTAAACCACCACCATTAGTTGTGATATCAATTGTTCCTATACCTGCTAATGCCTTTGTTTTAGATTCTGATATATGAATTTGAAAATCATCTAGCTTTACCACAAAGTATGGAGCTGTATCAACCAAAACACCAGGTGTTATACCAATACCTATGCCAGTGCTACCTTGTGTTTGGTAAATTATTTCCTCACCATGCTTGAATCCATGAGGTTTTGGAAATACGAATCTATCTGTGGCAGTATTGACTACACCACCTGTGGATGTTGAGTCAAATTCTACAGTCTGATGAACAAACTTCATCTTTGCTTTTGCTATGGCTGTAGTATTATTACCACCAATTACTTTTACAGTAGGCACCTCCTCATAATCAAAACCCTCATCATCTACTAATATTTCCTCCAATGATCCTTCCACCTGTGCTATCACAGACGCTGCTGCACCTGTATGTCCGTCCTGTGTGACTGTCAAAGTAGGAGGATTGACAATATCAAATTCAGAGCCTGAGTTCAATACCTCAACACTTTGTAAAGGTCCGAAATATACAATGTCAGATGATTTGTAAGAGTATGCCTCAACACCATTTGCAAATAATCCAACACCACCCTGAACAGTTTTGTCTTTTACCTCTCTAAATTCAGGATCACTAAACTTTCTCAGTATTTTTTGTGCACCCAAATCAGTTCCAAATAGAGAGTCTGGTGTGAGTGTATGTGATGTGAGTGAACTGATATCATCACCTGTAAAAGCAGTGATAAATTGTCCTCTTCTAACATTCTCTCCTGTATATGCTAATTTGACGGTATTACTATCAACTCTCTTGACATAATAAGATTCACCCTCATTTAGATTGGTGAGTGTGCCGATACCTGATGAAGAGTATGCGACTAAATCACCATCATAAAAATCATGATCAGGCACAGTTATTTCTACCTGTGTGGTGTTGACACCCACGTTAGTAAATGGTCTTATTCTTTTTTGTGGGTCAATTATCCAATGTGGTAAACTATTTGAAGCAACGTAAACAGAACTACCATCTGTGTAAGTGTTTTGTACGTCAGCTGTGCTTCCTCTTTGAATTTTTAATTTTCTTCTTATCTTATATCTTTTTGTTGTATCAAGAGTAGGAACACTGACAGATATAGAATCGTCTTGATCTTCATCAAAAACAAATGTTATCGTACCATTCAACTTGTTATCAGGATCGGTTTGATCAATTACCTCTATTTCATCACCCACATAGAGAGAGAAGTTTGTTGCTGCGAGTTTGAAGTTGTAACTATTGGTGCTCCTAAGTGTAAATCTTTCAATAGCGTATGATGACGCTGTGTTATAAATCCATGTTTTATATGTAAGATCGTTTTCAATCCTACCAAGTTGTTTAATATTAATTTCTGACCCTTCTTGTTGATTTATTGCAGATCCAACAAATTTATTGAGCACACCCAACACATTAAATGTGACAGGTAATCCTAAATCACCATCTTCATATGAAGTTGCGACAAGTCCTGATTTTACTGTAGATCCAATACCACAAGGTGATGTAAGAGTTGTAATTCCAGTGAATTGTGTTAGTGATTTGCCGAGATATGGTATTGTTCTATTTTCAAATTGAAATTCACCTGTTGCACCAAATCCAATTGTAGAGTCAACGTCTAAAACAGTAGATCCCACAGGTGCTGATTTAGTAACAAATGTTTTTCCTATTTGTATAAATTTTCCTATGATTGTCTCTTTTGATAAAGCAATCTTATAATAAGTATTACCACCTATAACTGCTTTCTCAACATTTGTAATAGATCCGCTTGTTTGTAGTGGTGTTGTCTCTTGTATTATACTTTCACCTAATATCTTAAGGGGATTGCCAGATATCAATTCGCATAGTAATACTTCGTTTACAGTATATTCTGCATCTGATGGACTTATGATATATTTTGATGGTTGAATCATTTCAACCTTCTCACCATACAATGCACCAAATAATATCTTGAATGCTTCCTCGGTTCCCTTTGACTTATAGAAATCTTTTGATTGTCTTATAAAATTTGATTGATCAAGACTTTCATCTAATTTTCTTTCTGCAAATCCTGACAATACTTGTTTTTTTAGTTTCTTTAGAAACTCTTGCAGAAATACATTACTCAAATTATGAACTCTTGTGTCCACAGCGTGTGTTGCCACACCACTATTGGTAAATGTAAGATATTCTGGTTGATTGGTTTTACTATTATTTTCTATACCACTGAAACCTCTCACACACCCCTCAAATGATGTAGAACCTATACCAGTATAAGTAATAACCTCATTATCAATTTTTAGTAAACCATATTGACTTGGCCATCCATCAGTTGAGTCAACATAAATTACATCATCAATCGCCCTTGTATACTGAGTTATTGATGTAAAACCTATAAGATTCTCTGTATTTAAAAAATCTAAACTTTTGTACTCAACAAGGTTTTCAGCTATGTCTATAGCACCACCCTGATGTTCTTGAGAGATATAATATTGTTTAAGAAAATCACCTAAAAGAGGGTTATCATTGTCAATTACCTCAGGTATTTGACTCTGTATTACTTCATTTATTTTGACTTTAGTTAATGATGTTTGTATCATTAGTATCCGTATCCGCTACTACTGCTTGATGATGAAGATGACGAAGAAGAAGAGGGTGTCGATGACATTGGTGTGCTCGTTGACGAACTATCTATGGGAGATGATTGTGCAGAGATTCCTAAACTCTCCGCTTTTGTAGCATAGATTGTATCATGTGGTGTTGATACGTGGAATGCACCAACCATTTTTTTACCTGTATTTGGATGGAAGTGGAAAGGTCCGTAGTATGGATTACCGTTTACATATCCCACCAATGATGAAGAACTTGCAGAACTTGTTATGATAGCACCCCTTACTTTAGCACCATTGCTGTAACTTGATTGGGGATTGTATCTTGTTCCAGATGTATTAGCACCTGTGGAAATAGGATCTTCTCTCATAAAGAAATTACTATTAGATACATCAAATTGTAAATATAATTCTTTTCTAGCAAGAACATCATTAGATTGTGGTATTGCTTGTATCTCAATTATATTGTCAGGTAATACAGTTCCTGTGATGTTTACAGTGTCAATTATCACCTCTCCTTTAGTATAATCCACAGATCCAAACGTGGTAGATAATACTTTGACAGAAGAATCACCATCTATTTGAAATAAGAAAAGATTACCTTTATCTGTACCTGTGATGTGTTGATCGGAAAAATAAACAGTTCCTGATGCACCTGATATAGAAAAACCTGTAGATTTTATATTATATGATGATTGATTTATATGAAATGTATTGTCAAAACATATCTCATATTGACTAAAAACATTTAGTTGTGCAACTAAATTTCTTCTAATTCTAATTGTTGTTATGTTTGATGTTATTGAATCACTCACTCTATCAATCAATGATAAAACTCTACTATACTTAAACCTTCCTCCAAATTTATTCAACTCTGTCCCACTCGCAAACGCAGTCATTGCATTTATCACATCAGTTCTCAAATTTTCTGTGTCGCCAACAAAATTTGCATTGAAATATACATGACTATCTAATTCAACATATAAAAACTTAAGGTCAATTATTTCGGGAACGATACCCGCTACTGAATAATTCTTAAGTGATGTAAGAATTTGTTTTTTTGTAAACTCTGATAAGAATGAACCGTTTTTTGGTTTTGCTGCAATATACACTCTACCATACTTAGGAGGTGTTAGTTCTTCTCCACCAAAAGCACTTATAGATTCTATATTCGGATATACCGACGGCACTATCGCTTCATAATCACTTGCAGTCACAGCTCTATGTTGTGAAGAGTACAATCTAGGTGCGTAGTATCTCACACTCCTTACATCTTCTATGTCATCACCATTTTGTGAAGGGAATTGGGGTGTTAGTGATGTTTGAGTAGATGTCTCAGAGACGAAATTTTCATTAGTTATTGTTCCAGCAAATGCTAAAGATGCTACTCCATTACCCTGACTACCTTCAGTCTTTATATAAGATATTTCTATAACATTTCCATTCGATAACTTATGTCCAAATATACCATCCCCGAATAATATTTCATATTTTTCGTCAGTTGTCTCCTGTATCAAATATATGTTTGATATGGATGTCACACCAATTATATTATCTACAAGTTTATATTCGGTTTTTGATGTGCTTGAATTATTTTCTTTTATATTTACTCTTATTGTAGATGTGTCAACACCATTATTAGGTAAAATGTATCTTTGATTAGGAAGAGAATCATTGACAACAAATCTTGATTCTAGGTATTGACCTTGAAATACTTCAAATGTTCCTGATGATTGACCATCAAGTGAAGTTCCTGTGACTTTTTCTGGTATTGAAAATAAGTAATTTATATTTGATACAGCACCATTCCCTATAAGACCTGGTTCAAAAGTTATAGTTTTAGTTGTGGTTGAAATACCTGTAATATCATAATCAACTTGCATCCTTGCTGCTCTCTTTGATCTAGGCACGTATCCTATGTTTCTTGCTAAAGAGACAACATTCTCTCTAAGTGTCGCACTGTCTATAAATGTCTCGTTTACAACTGCGTTAGTATTATATGCTGTGGTGTAAGAATTATATGCTAATAAATTTATAATGACAGAAAGATTTGACCCCTCAAAATCCATGTCACTGAAGTTTGAGTTTTGTCTTAGGTAATCTTTAATTGAGGTTTTGATGTCCTCAAAATTAAGATTGGTAAATTGTTGCAGTGCCATTATAACCTTGTTGGTTCTAGTATGAAGTTGACAGATTGTGTAGGAGCAGATAATCCGATGATGTCATAATTTATAGTTACCTCAATTGCATTTTCGTCAGGGAGAGTGCTAAAATCAACACCCTTCAACGCAACTCTCGGTTCAAAATTTTTGATAACAGTTTCTATCTCTGTTTTCATTGGATCGATGTAATCACTGTTTGCCAACTCAAAAAGCGACCCACTTATTCTTGTGCCTAATAATTCATTAAAAAAAACTTCACCTCTTATAATACGAACCAAATTTTGCACAGACCGTTTTATGGCATCCTCATTTTTGAGCACGAGTATGTCATTTGTTACTGGATGTCTTTTGAAAGATAAGGAAATATCCTTAAATCCTTGTGAAAACCTCTGTGCAGGCACTGAAAATTATAGTCTGGGTATATTTATCATTATTTAGAGACAAAAAAAGACCCCTACTGGGGGTCTTCTTCATGTCCAAGGTATCTCACCTCAATCTCATCGGGATGAGGAAACCCTTCTTTGTAATAATCGTCAGCTAATTCTTGCGTTATTTCAAGCATCTCCTCCTCTGATATTGAACTGAACTCTTTACTTCCTTTGATATAGATATCATATAATTCCATGTCAGTTATGTTTATCATCTGACCTATCTATATGATTCTAGTTTTTTCATGACCTACTCTGCACTGCGGATCAATCCATATTTCAAAACCAGCTTTAATTGCATCAAGACAAAATGATACGTCTTCACCGCACATGTCTTGCACCTCTCCAGAGTCAAATACTTGCATCTGTGGAGCAAACCATGGATACTTCATCTCAGGGTGCTCAAATACTCCTTTCTTGATAAGTAACCATCCAAATCCAGAATAATCAACAGTAAATGGTTTACGACGTTTGATGATACCCTCTACCATCTCATGATTCATAACCCCACCATTTTCCTTAAAATCATCTTCTTCTAACCAATGTGCACATGATGTAGTTCTACCATCCTCAGTTGCATACCACCCACCTGCGATATCTTTCTGCATAGCAAGCACACGGTAGAAAGTTTCATTTGTAAATACTATATCACTGTCAATCCACAGTTGATAATCATATTCTAACTTACCATCCCAAGGTAATTGATCAGGTCCTCGTAAAACATTTGCACCAAGACATTTACATCTTGCAAAGTTCACCATGGAACTATAGTCTTGTGCTATCTGTATATTTGCTCCATTTTGCACTAACTCAAAACAGAGTGATACGAAATTCTTTAGAAAAACGTATGAAACTCCTCTGCCAGGTAAACAGAATACAATACTTTTACCTTGTAAAAGTTTTTTTGCTGCTTCAATGTCAAATTCATCTTTTTTCTCATGGGGTGGTTTAGACACCACCTTAAATCCTTTAGCCATAATTAGAGTTCAGTCATAATCATTATAACACTTTATATAGTGTCTATCAACTCAATGATTTTATTTGCTATTACTTTGTGTCCTTCTGCACTTGGATGCCCACCAGATAGACCATTTGCATAATAATTTGGGTTTTCTTTAGTATGTTGTAATAAACCCATATGCATCCATACTGGTTCATAATCTTTACATAAACCTCTCCAATATCCGTTTCCAAATTTATAGAACTTTTCTGGTTTTCTGATTGATGGGTCAAAGTGATCTGCTACTAATGAAATATACTTTTGACCAACACTCTTACAATATGCATCAAATAGAAAAATGTTTTTCCACATATTTTCCACACCTAACACTTCATTATATACTTTTGTATAATAATCTCTATGAGTTTGCTTCAACTCAGGTGGTATGAATGTAGGTTGGATTGTAAATCTACAAATTTTTTCATTTACTTGATAATACTCCATTCTTGACGCTACTGTAAATTGTATGATAACTACGTCTGGATTATAATTTTGAAGATACTTGATAGCATTCCTAACAATATTATCATTACTAATACCACGTTCTGATAAGTTATAATGTTGACATCCATAATGATTAGAAACAAGAGTGCTATATCTCTCATTCAACCTATCTTCTAATTCATCCCCCCATGTGATGCTACACCCACTAAAAAATAGTGACATCATACTTCATCTCAAATAATTTTGCATCTTCGATTGTATTTACCATAGGTTTTCCTTTTATATTCAGTGATGTGTTTAACAATACAGGACAACCAGTACGAGCGTACCATGCCTCTAGAATCGGTCTCAAGATGCTTATTGATTCTTTAGGAACCGTTTGTACCCTCGCACTATTATCGACGTGTATACAAGCAGGTATCGCCTTTGGTTGCTTACACTTATAGACATAGGACATGTATCTCGATGAGGAAGGCATATCAAAGTAGTCCTGACAATGCTCCTCCAAAACTGCAGGGGCAAAGGGTCTGAATTTATCTCGTCGTTTGATTTCATTTACTAAGTCTTTTGTGCTCGCTTGCCTTGGATCCGCCAGTAAACTTCGATTACCAAAAGCACGAGGACCATACTCAGCACGGCCATTCGCAACCCCCACGACTCTTTTTTCGAGGAGTTCATCTACAACTCTCCTTGGATCACATAACTTTTGTATATTATATCCTAGGTAAGGATTGAAATCAACCTTGCCACCATATGCAAGACATGCTGCCCCCAGAGCACCCCCTGCGTCGCCAGGACAAGGCATAATCCAAAGATTATACATTTCCCTCAACCCTGTGTTTACAACACAATTCAAGGCAACACCACCACCATAACAGATGTTATTACTATACTTTGCTGCTTTTGCGAATATAGTGTTTAGTTCTAATTGAAGTATTCTCTCAGCACTCTTTGCGATATCACACTTATCATAATTTCCAATCCTCGCTCCTTTATGGTTGTTTCTATGCAATTGTCGCTCAACCACATTCATATGGGTTGGATTACCATATGCTGCCATTCCCATAAAGATATACTCTTCATCTAAAGGACGCAATCCCGCCCACTTGGTAAGTGCAGAATACCATAACCCTATAGATTGCGGATACCACTGCGACCATACCTTCTTGTATACTGCCTTTCCTTCTTTGTACTTCGCAGTCCATATAGATGTAGTATCCCACTCACCTATACTGTCTACTACCACACAAGCTGCTTCTTCAAACTGTGAAGTCTGAAACGTTGCTGCTGCGTGTGATTTATGATGACTATGATATTCAGTGGGTTTAAGAGATAGGTGTCTTTCCCTATACCACGCTTTCTGCCCTGCAAAAAATTGTCTTGTTTTTTTCAACCATGGTCTTTCGTAAAACGCTATCTTACCGTCAGTTGATAAAAGTCTTGCTGTAGATGCTGCTGTGACATCTAAATGCTTGTCATGTTTCTTTTTAGAGTATCTTTCTGAGTGTGTTGCATAACAAATCTTTCCATCATTGACAACAGCTACTGCTGCGTCATGAAAACCTTCACTAAAACCAATCATAAATTAATCGTCATCTTCATAGATATATGGGTCTTGGCGACGCAATTTCCATAATTTGTATTCGCCCACTATCCATTCCCATAATTTTTTCATAGTAATTCCCATTGGTAAGGTATATATCCAAATTTTTCATCAAAATTTTTATATACCCAATTCAATTTCTCTCTACCTTCTTGTAGATCATCAGATGACAAATCTTGCATATCGCTTCCCCATTGATGTCGTTGATGTTTTATTTTTGGACTTTTTGTTCCTCTCTCTGGGTAATATGCGTTAGTAAACATTTCGTCAATTTCATGTTCTATAAAGTTTGATAGTGATGTGGGATCTTCCCATGCCTCCTCCATAATAACAGGATATACTTTATCAAATACACTCCATGACTCAAATATAGAAACATAATCAGGAATGAAGAAACGTGATGGTTTGACAAGTTGATTTTTCCAATATGAAATGCTATCGGGATATTTCCTCTTTATTTCTTGCCCGAATTTATTTTTTTGCTCATTTATAAAATCTTCGTTCACATACTTGAGTTGAGGATTATTATCGACTGTCAAATTAATATAATGACTTGAAATTTGAGAATATGACCTTCTGACTGGATGTCTCCAAATCGTAGTCACACGCACATCAAATTCTTCTTGTAAAATGGGTGCAATTTGCTCTATGAATTCTCGTGGTAAATCACTATTGGCATTTGAGAAATCGCTTACACCTTTATATCCATCTTTTACACAACTCTTCATATATTCAATATACCACTCTAAAGTAGTGTTTTTTCTTACAAAACTCATTGTCTTACCTTCTTTATTACGTCTGTGCTTATGTTCTGTATGCCAGTAATGATTTGCATGATCAGGTTTGTAAATTGTCTCATAAATGTAATACAACATATTATTTTCTGTTGTCTCACCTGCATGGCAATATTTTACTTTTTGAAAGGTTCTTGCAAGAGGTTTAGTGGCAGACCATCCTACCCCTGCATTAATGTGCAATACTGGTTTCATTTCCCCCACATATCTGGAATATAACCAAAGGTTTCATAAAATTCATCATATACGAAACTAATACGCTTGTAAAGGTATTTGTACAACTGATTATCTAATGTAACTATGTCAGATCCCCACTGATCATACAAATAATCATAATGTGGTGCATTTACTCCCATATCTGGATAATATGCGTTTTCGTGAATTTTTTTTATTGGAAAATCTAAAAAATTAGAGAGTGGTTCAATTTTACCTGCCCAAAACTCCTCCATAACAATCATATGAACTCTTTCTTTACCAAATACACTAGACCATTTTTTATAAATGTCCGAATAGTAAACATTCGCCTCCATCTGACCTTTTACCCATTTTTTAATCATATTGACGGGATCTCTATGTCCTTCAAGTTGAGATTTTCTATTAGAAGCAGAAAATAATCTCCTCACAGGGTCTCTAAAGATCATAGTTACTTTTACATCAAAATTATTCAATAATTCGCCAGAAATGCAACTTATGAATTTTTTTGGTAGTGCTGCGTTGCTATTTGTAAAATCAGCAACCCCAACGTAATCATCTTTTATATAATTGTAATGTTCTAAGTAATAATCAATATATTTTTGTAATTTAAGATTTTTTGAGAACAAATCACCATTAAATTTAACGTATTTTGACCATTTGGTGAGTATGAGAGGTTTATGACATTCCCTAAACTCTTTTGACTTCATTTTTTCCATATACGCCAACATTTCTGATTTATTTCTATCTCTCTTTATGATTTCCCCTCTTTTTACTAAATTTTTCTCTATATTACTATCTTTTGTAAATAATCCCCAAAGATAACCATTTGCTTTTGTGTGCCCTGTATGAACATACATATTATCAAGTGATAAAGTATACCACAAAGGAGTTGTTGCAGAAAAACAAGTCCCTACGTTTAATAATAAGACTGGTTTCATGAAAGTTCCTCTAATTATATGTGCAGGCACTGGTTGGAGTGCGACAAGTCCACTTTACATGACTTTACAGTGTTCCAACAAATGTGCTCACGTAGGATTGAAAAAAGAAGACCATCTTTTGTATCATTTATACAGTAAAAACGCTTGGGAGTGGAGAAAACCTGATTATGAGAATCTGATAAGAGATTCTATGAGTCCAGTTTGGAAATACGAGTGGGGAAGACAAAGTAAATATGCATTTCATCAAAATCTTGACGAAATTCACGAATTATATCAAAAACCAACTTTAGAGACTTATATTAAATATTATACTCGCCATTATGAGCGAATAAAACACGAATATTCATATGTTGCTGATTTTTCAAACAGTATTGCTCAAATACCACTAAATTTTTTAGAAAAAATTGCCCCAAAACTAAAAAAACACTTTGAAATCAAGGTTTTGATAATTTTTAGAGATCCAGTCCGTAGATTATACAGCGAATTGTCTCACAAATATCAAAATGATGAAAATTTACGCAAAAATCATCCAACTTCCAAACATTTTTACTGGAATTATCTCACAAAAGGTAATTTTGACGAAAATTGTGAGTTTGTAAAAAGATATAAGCGTTTTAAATCTGTTTTCAACACACTAGCTGTGGTGTCAGAAGACTTGTGGGGAAGGAAAAATGATCAAGTTGCAAAACTTAGTAATTTTTTACAATATGACATCAAAAATCTATGGCCAAACTGCTATTATCCTGAGTTGGGAACAAAAGCACCACACTATGAAAACCTTCGTGACCAATATGATTCAGATTTGGAGGATTTGACCCATGATGACTTAGTATATGGGCGTAAAAACCTTGCAAAGTACTATGATGAGTGGTATGATGAGTTTGGAACAACGCCTTGGAAGTGCTGATATTACTCCAAGGCATTAATTTTCACGTTTTACAATATTTAATAAGTGATCTGCTATAAGTTGATGACCAATTGTACTAGGATGTGATCCAGTTAGGTCACTATCATTGTATTTTTCTGTAAAATTACGGTCTACAATCATTCTAAGTGATGATACTTCAATATTTTTTGATAAATTGTACCAAAAATTTTTTCTATAGTACTTGTTTTTACCAACAGGGATGTAATCAAGTGTCAAAAAGTGCACTTTACACTTGTCCTTGAGATAATTTTTTATAAAAAACTTATTTTTCCAATAGTTATCTAAACTTTTTGGTTCACTTTGTATAAATTCCCAATATGCATTGTGTGTCTCTTCTTTAATATCCGCATCAATTTGTCCAGTTTTACTGAAAAGATCACCATGACTCTTTTCTTGAGGCATACTCATATATTCACCTTGTTTATCATACCAACCCCACCTGCGATAATTACTAAATTGAATGAATGCAGTATCACACTCATTGCCCGTTTCAAACCATTCAACTACATTTCTAACAATCCAATCATTGCATGCTCCGTTTCTGGAAACATTATCATGAGTCATACCTAATTTTTCTGATACTAAAGTGGAGAACCTTTGTTTCTCTCTCTTCTCTTGATCTTTTTCTAATCCTTCCAGTTCTGCACCATGTGTGAAACTATCACCACAGAAAAACAAATCTACTTTCATAGGGTTGACAACTTTTATTACTTGATATATAATAATTTATGTAAGGGGGCGACGGTTCTCTTACAGGGAGTGACTGAATAACCCTGTTGGAATTAGGCGGGGTAATGTAAACGGTCAGGGGTGGTGCCCGCTTCTTCGGAAGAACTTCTTACCAGAAGGACTGTTGTTGTAATGTACTAATTTTCGCACTAGCGATTCCCATTACTTGTAGGTAAAATGTATTCCTACCTCCCACCTCACACTATGGAGTTTTGATGCTATTATTTTTATTGATTTGTATAATAGCGGTGTTGTACTTTGTAGTGTTCTTAAACAAGTTTGATCCTCATTGATAGAAGGGGGGTCAAACTTTTTTTCTTTTTATTATTATGCCTTTATTCCTAATCGTTCTTGGTGCCTCTTCTGTAGGTGCTGCCATTGCTTTATACATAATTCGTAAGTACGATCCTCATGCATGAGAAAATTACTTTTATTTTGTGGGTGGGGTTGGACAGCATCATCACCCCTGATATATACTCTTCAACGATATTCTAAGTATGCTCATTTTGGATATTCAAAAACTTTTAGATATCTAGCATACCCTTATTATAAAGATGGAAAATTGCTTTTCAAGTCTTCACCTAGTGTACCATTTTTACTTGAAAAACATATTGAAGGGACATGGGAAAATTTTAGGTCTCTTGAACCATCTAGTCATAGAATGAATACCACTGAGGATTTACAACCACTCAGTGATTTTTCTCTTGATCATGCAAAAAGACTTATAGAAGGTGAACCTTCTATATCAAAATTCATGGACTTCTACATCGCACTTCACGATCACGTAGTCTCTAAAGGTTATAAGTCTGTGGGTCACTGTGGTTGTTATAAAACATTTAAGCGTGGTTGGAACTATTATGATAAAGATGCTGATGGCGAATTAGGACAAAACGCAATACGTGAATTTATAAAAATACTTTTATCTGAATTTGAGGTGAAGTGTTTGTTTTTAGTGAGAGATCCTATTCGTCGTGCCTTTGGTAAATATCTAAATTGGATGCAAGGGATATCAGACCTTAGATTTCGTAATGTTTTCAAGAAAGATTTTTTCCTCCCTCATGAGTTAGAAGTTGCAGATTATGTTACGAAGATTGATTATTGCTATAACACATATGGTAAAGATAATGTTCATGTCGCTGTCATGGAAGAACTATGGGAAGGTGATGGATCTGCTAAGAAAAAACTTTCGCAGTTCTTGGATCATCCTATTGACACCCTGTGGAAAAACCTGTATGCACCTGATATAGGGCACTTTGTAAAATATGATAAGGATGTTCCCTGTCAAGCATATGGACAGAACTTAGTTGAACTTAAGTCTGATGTGTACTATGAATTGAAGAACAAGTATCAATATGTCTATGATAATTGGAGAAATAAGTTTGGATCACTACCTCTACACTGGGGAAAACACATAGATTATGAAAAGGATAAGTCAATATTACAAGAGTGGGAGTTCATCACACCTAGTTGTGGTTATGAGGGCGTTTCTCAATATAACCCACATGACAAAAGAAGTTGACTGTACCATTAGATCCATATATTAATTACTGTCAATCGAAAAGGTACACGATAATGAAGGAGTATATCGTATTTTCTAAAGTGTCTAGAAATATGGCAAGTGACACTACTAAAAAATATATGATGGAAAAATACGGAAGAGTGATACATTCAGATCTAACTGACTTGAATCCAGAGGAGGAGGCATTTCTGAATGAGTATAATGAAATATATTTTGAACGTATGAACAGTAAACTCAAGACTCAATTAGTTCATATGAAGAATAAGATAGGAATCTTTAGTGATCCTGTTTTTCCTAAGTCCTTCCCTTGGATAATCCCCACATTCACTTATGATTATCAGAAAGCAGATCACTACACTAAACCAAATGTATTCACCATCACTCAAGAGTTTCTACGTGGTAGACCTTTGGATGATAGGGACTATGATGATGAAACTAAGTTTTGGCAATATAAACATTATGAAAAATTTCATGTAAATGACCCTACAGTCAATTGGGGTCCTAAAGATATTAATATGTCTAATCTTATGGTTACTGATGATAGACCTGGTTTCAAGACTGATAACACCCATAAAAAAATATGTTATGTCGATAATGAAGGGTTCACTAATTTTGAGTTCACTGAACGTGATCACTTCAGATATAGAGCGATGTGTGCTGTCAATCCGAATATAGGTGAGTATCTACCAAATAGAGATTGTAACACACCTTATGAGATTATGAGAGACGATTGGAGCACTCATGATGAAGTCAAAGTATTCTTCAAGAGATTATTCTTCTATGAGAGGGTCATTTTTAATTTTACATTTATTGATCTCTTAGATGAAGAGGCACTTAGAAAAATAGAGAGTTTCGCTGAAATTACAAAAAACTTCAAGCACAGAATGTTAGTTTTCCAAAACTGGTTTCATCATGAGGGGCAAAGGGTTATGGAGATGACTGATGAATATGTGCAACCAAAGAGATTTGTAATCAATTTAGATAGGGAAAAATACTCAGTGTTATTCGGAGACATATCAATCAAGTGACAAAGAAACCCCTTATGATTTTCAGTTTTGGAGGTTGGAGTGCTTCTACACCTCTCTACAGAACTCTAATTAAAAACAAAGTTGTGCGAAGAAATAGTATCAAAGAACCAAATATAATACCTGCGATCATATCAAATAATCCTGATATGATATCTGATAAGTATAGAGATTTGAAGAGAAAAAATGTAGATGATTACCAAAAATTTGAATGCACAACAGTAGATGCATATATTGATTGGTTACTGAGACATCATACTTCTAAGTGTATGGGAGTTTCTGATGCTACTAATACTCACATCTTCTTTGATGTCAAGGATATTGCAACATTTGCTTCAAAGTTCAAAGAGGCATTTCAAGTCAAGGTTCTGATAATTTGCAGAGAACCTGTAAAGAGACTCTTCTCACATTTGAACTCTATAGACAATATTGGTCATTCTCTAGAGAAGTATGGTCAGAATAAAAGACTGGAACTTGTCATGCCATACCTCGACAAACCTGTACCGATGCAATTTCCTGGTCAAGGTTGGGATTATAAACAGCAAGCATATGAACCATATATGGAAAGCAACTACCCAGAGATGATTGCCAATTGGTCAAAATACTTTGACACTCATGTCATATGCATGGAGGATCTATGGGGCGATAAGAATTCCGCATTAGAGAAACTCAACACCTTCTTAGGATCTTCGATTACTCAACTCACACCTAATGTATATTATCCAGATCTAGGTCCTAATGCCCCCCATCATATAGGATTGAAAGACCAGTGGAGTTCAGATACAGAATTTATTACAAAGAAAAACTATGATCTTGCAAGAGAAAAACTTGATTGGGTCTATCAAAGTCTTCCTTACTGGTAGCCACGAAAACCTATAGGGGGTTTTTTAATTTGGGAAAATTTTTTATATATCGCTCGTTGGGATACTTTTGTAGGTTAGGGACTTAGGCGTTTTTCACCACGGTACGGCAAAAAAATCGGTAACAAATTATACACTGTCATTTCGTGTATAAAATGCTACCGAGATTGTGTGAGTTTCAACAAACTGGACTTACTCCCCATCCTAACGCCATTTGGACAGT